TTGATTCTATTAAGTACTTTGCTCCTAGACTGTATTCTGCCCAATACAGGGCGGTTACAGGCAGGGATTATGAAACTATTATCCAATCAATCTATCCAAATACTGAAAGTGTCTCTGTAGTTGGTGGTGAAGAGTTAGACCCACCACAATTTGGAACAGTACTCATTACAATTAAACCAAAGAATGGTGAATTTGTATCCGATTTTGATAAGCAGCAGATACTATCTAACTTAAAAAATTACTCTTTAACAGGAATTAACCAGAAAATATTAGATCTTAAATTGCTTTATGTTGAACTTGAATCTTATGTTTATTATGATTCGGCAAAAGTTACAAATGTCAATGACCTGAAGACAAAAATCTCAAGTGGATTAGAAACTTATGCTAATTCTAGAGATATTAATAAATTTGGCGGAAGATTCAAATATAGTAAAGTTCTGAGTGTGATTGATAATATTGATAGTTCTATAACTTCAAATATTACTAGGGTTAGAATCAGAAGAAATTTAAAAGCACTTACAAATCAACTTACACAATATGAACTGTGCTTTGGTAATAAATTCCATGTCAATACAAAAGGCATGAATATAAAGAGCACAGGATTTACTATTTCAGGTGTCAATGAAACCGTATACTTCACAGACACTCCAAATAGTGATGGATTGACTGGTGTAATTTCAATTGTTAAAAAAGATATTGCAAACAATACAAATGTTGTCGTTGTCAAATCTGCAGGAACAGTAGATTATGTGAAGGGAGAAATAAATTTAACAACCGTTAATATCACATCAACGGCAAAAGAAAATAATATTATCGAAATTCAAGCATTCCCAGAATCAAATGATGTAATAGGTTTAAAGGACTTGTATTTGAATTTTGATATTTCAAATAGTTCAATAAATATGGTAAGAGATACTATTACTTCAGGTGAGCAAATATCTGGCGTTGGATTTAAGGTTACTTCAAGCTATACAAACGGAGAATTAACAAGAGGATAATATGATCACAACGGGTTTTGAAACGAGAGTTAAGGTTCAGCAGATTATTGAAAATCAGCTCCCTGAGTTTATATTATCGGAAAGTCCTAAGACTGTTGATTTTTTAAAACAATATTATATTTCTCAAGAATATCAAGGTGGTCCTGTAGATATTTCTGAGAATTTAGATCAGTATTTAAAAGTTGATAATTTATCTCCAGAAGTAGTAGTTGGATTTACTACTTTAGAAAATTCAATAGCAACATCAGATAATGTTATTGAAGTAACTTCTACAAAAGGATTTCCATCTCAGTATGGTCTACTGAAGATCGATGATGAGATTATTACATATACTGGATTAACAACAAATACATTCACTGGTTGTGTTCGTGGATTCAGTGGAATAACAACGTATAGATCTGAAAGTAACCCACAAGAACTTCAATTTTCTTCTACTACTAGTGGTTCTCATACTTCTGGTACAAGAGTTGAAAATCTAAGTTCACTGTTCTTAAAAGAGTTTTATAACAAACTTAAGGTTTCTCTAACACCTGGACTGGAGAATGTAGATTTTGTTTCCGATTTAAATGTTGGAAATTTTATAAAAGAAGCCAGAACCTTCTATGAGTCAAAAGGTACAGAAGAATCTTTTAGAATTCTTTTCAATGTACTATTTGGTGTATCACCAAAAGTAATAGATTTAGAGCAACACCTGTTAAAACCATCTTCTTCCGAATTTTTAAGAAGAGAAGTAATAATTATTGATCCAATTTCTGGTGATCCAAATAATTTGGTTGGTCAAACAATTACCAGAACAAAAGATTCTGCTACTAATGCATCAGTATCTGAGGTAGAAATCTTTACCAGAAGACAGAAAGTCGGATATGCACAAACTTATTATAAAGTAAGTCTATTTGTTGGATATAGTGATGATGATTCAATAAATGGCACTTTTACAATCACACCAAATACGAAGGTTCTAAAAACAGTATCTGAAAATTCTTCAATTATTAGTGTCGATTCAACTATTGGATTTGGTCAAACTGGAACTCTCATCTCCAATGGAAATGTAATTACATATACAGATAAAAGCATCAATGAATTTTATGGATGTAGTGGTGTTAATGTTGAAATACCTGTTACATCAAATATTAGATCTGATGACACTTATTATGGATATGAAAATGGAGATACTACTAAAAAGGTAGAATTTAGGATCACTGGTTCTTTATCATCTTTTTCTGCTGTTTCCGATATTACTTCGGCAGTGGAAGGTGAAAAGATTTACGTTAAAAATGTTGGTGAAAAAATATTAAATCCAGAAGAAAATAAAACATATAAGCAAAAATTCTTCAATTCTTGGATATACAACACTAGTTCAAGATATTCTGTAGGGTCTATTTCTGGATCAACATTCACTTTAAAAACAAATATTGACAAATCTTCTTTAAAAGTTGGAGATTCTGTCGACATTCTTACTTCAAGATCTCAAAATGTTGTTATCTCTGGGGCATTAGTATCATCCATTAATGCTGATTTAAAACAGGTTATATTAAGCAATCTTGGTGGATTTAGTCCAGATTTTGGTATTGATTATGATTTGAGAAGAAACGTAAAAACTGCTACCAGTTCTGGAACTCCAATTAATGGTGGTAATGGTAAAATTTTTGCCGATATTCAAAACACTTATAATGAAAATGATGAATATTACTACGTTGCTTCAAACTCTTTACCATCTTATGAAATTACCAAAGAATTAATTTATAGTGAAATTAGCAGTGCAGACCCAGGAACATCCATTCAAGGATTTAGTGTTAGCACTCAAAAGTATTCTGTAATTTCTTTCGCATCAAACGTTGAGTTTTTGACTGGAGATAAAATTTATTATCAAGCAGAGGATACAACATTAGAAGGATTGAGTGAAGGATTCTACTATGTAAAAGTAATTGGATCTGGCAATCAAATAAAACTTTATTCTTCCAGATCTTTTATACAAACTGATGAGTATCTAGAATTTACTATACCATCTTCTGGTACTGGTTTTCATAGATTTACTCTAGCACCACAAAAAGATTTAAACATTGGTGCTCAAAAAATTCTCAGAAAATTCCCAGCAGAAAAAAATATTAAAGATTCAACTTCCACTCTAACCGAAGTTGGTTCTTTGGGCATGTTAATTAATGGTGTTGAGGTTATAAACTATAAGTCTGATGATAAAATTTACTATGGTCCAATTGAGAATGTAAAAGTTCTCAATTCTGGTACAAACTATGACGTTATTAATCCACCGACAATTCAAATTTCAAATCCTTCAGTTGGCACTACAGCATTAGTTCAACCAGTTGTTAGTGGTTCAATTCAATCTGTTCTGGTAGATCCATCTGAATTTGATATATCAAACGTTATATCAATCTCTCTTACTGGTGGAAATGGTAATGGTGCTATTTTAGAACCAGTAATAAGAAAAAGGTACAGAGAAGTTCTCTTTAATGGACAAGAAATATCTTCTTCTGGTGGAATTGATTATGATAATGAAACTATCACATTTTTAACAAACCACAATTTTAAAAATGGTCAAAAAATTGTATACGACAAGAATGGAAATAGTGAAATTGGAATTGGATCTTATGGTCAATCAAACACTGATCAAGGAAGAACATTAATAAATGGTGCCGTTTATTATACTGAAATTGTTAATAACAGCACAATTAGATTGTATCAAAAGGAAGAAGATTATTACGCAGGTATCAATACGGTTGGATTTACAACTATAGCAAATCAAGGAATACACAAATTTAGAGTATTTGATGGTAAAAATAATATTTCAAAAATTAATGTTCTTAATTCTGGTAGTGGTTATACCAATAGAATTTTAAGAGTTAAACCAGAAGCAGTTTCTGTTGAAGAGGATACAATTAGTTTCCCAAATCATAATTTTAATGATGGTGATTTAGTAAAATATTCAACAGATGGCACAGAAATTTCTGGTCTATCAACTTCAAATCAATATTATATTATTAGTGATAATGCAAACACTTTCAAACTTGCAAACGCAGGAATTGGTGGAACTATAAAATCAAATTACACTAGAAAAAATTATGTAAAATTTGAATCTTCCGGAAGTGGATATCAGGTATTTTCCTATCCAGATATTAGTTTAAATATCAATGTTTCTTATGGTAGTAGTATTGTTGGGGTTATTACTGCAACTCCAATTATAAGAGGACAGATAATTGATGCCTACTTATATGAAAATGGAACTGGTTACGGAACGACTGTTTTAAATTTACACAAAAAACCATCCGTTTCCATCAAAACAGGAAAAAATGCAGAATTAAAACCAGTAATAATTGGTGGAAAAATAGAAAAAGTAATTATACTTTCTAAAGGAACTGAGTATAATGCTGCTCCAGATCTTGTAGTTAATGGTGATGGTTCTGGTGCCATACTAAGACCCATCGTTTCAAATGGAAACATAACTGATGTTGTTGTTATAAACAAGGGTGTAGGATATACAAAAGAAAAAACTACAATATCAGTACAATCTCCAGGAAACAATGCTTTAATTGATACCAATATCAGATCTTTAACTCTAAACAATCACCACAGATTCGGAAATGAAATACTAACATCTTCTTCCAAAAATCTACAGTATGGTTTAGTTGGTTATTCAACTCAAATTGGCAATTCGATATCTATTGACGATGGAAATCAACACTCACCAATTATTGGGTGGGCATATGATGGTAATCCAATTTATGGTCCATATGGATATTCTGATGCTGATAATATTGATTCTTCTTTAAAACTTCTTGAGACTGGATATACGTTAAATACGTCAAACATTATTGGCAGACCTTCTGCTTTTGCATCTGGATTTTTTGTTGAAGATTATGTTTTCGATTCAACAGGAGATCTTGACGTTCACAATGGAAGATATTGCAAAACTCCAGAGTTTCCACAAGGAACTTATGCATATTTCTGTGGAATAAAAACAGATTCTTTAACAAATCAATTAATACCATCATTCCCATACTTTGTAGGGAACACATTCAAATCTGGATTATATACTGAAAATAAAAAACTAGATCAAACTTTTGATTTTAATGCATCTAATCTTGTAAGAAATACGTATCCACATAATGTTGGTGAATTATATTCTGATAATGATTTTATATCCGAATCTTATGAAATAAAGGCACAAGAAGTTTTAATAGATTCTATTACTTCTGGTTCTATCGATTCATTTACTATTGTAAACGCTGGTCAAGAATATAAAGTTGGAGATATTGCAAACTTTGATAATGAAGGCACCAATGGTGGTGGTTTAACAGCTACAGTTTCTTCACTAGTTGGTAAAGACATTGTAGACATTTCCACATCTACTGAAACATATGAAAATGCAGTAATTTTATGGAAAAATCAAAATCAAGTAGAGTTTGAGATTGATCCTTATCATAGTCTTTTAGATAATGACTATGTTACTGTTTCTGGTTTATCAACTTATGTTCCAAGAATATCAAAAACTCATAGAATAGGCGTAACAACAGAGAGTACATTTTTACTAAAACAAGTTTCTGCAAATGCAACGTCTGGTATTGTAACAGATATCTATGTCACAAGGAACTTGCAAAATGTTTCTGTTGGATCTACAATAGGTATTGGGACCGAAACTTTATCTATTCTGAACATTTTTGATGATGAAAAAATTCTAAGAGTTAAGAGAGGAATCGTTGGATCTGCACACACATCTTCTACTAAAGTTGTTGCAAATGCAAATAAATTTAGTGTTCCAGTATCACTAGAGTATTTTGATTCAAAATCAAATGATAAAGTTTACTTTAATCCAAAAAATTCTGTCGGTGTTGGTTCCACATCTGGAATTGGTATAGCAGTTAGCTTCCCTCTTGGAGAAGTTACCAGAGTAATTTCCATTCCAACTCAAAGTATATACTTACCAAATCATCCATTCAAAACAAATCAAGCAGTAACACTTGTTAAAAAGAGTGGATCCAGTGCAATTTCTGTTGGAACAACTTCTGGAGATACTCCTTTTAATTTACCAATAAGTGGAAATTCCCAAACTGTTTATGTTATTAATAAATCCAAAGATTTCATCGGTCTAACAACTTCTGTTGGATTGACTACAAGTACTAATGGACTATTTTTCTTCAACAATGCTAGTGATGATTATGAATATTATCTAGAAACAAATTATACTCAAGTTACTTCAACCGTCGAAAAAATAAAGACAACTGTTTCTGTTTCAACAGATCATCAATTAAAGGTTGGAGACAAAGTAACTCTAACAGTTACTCCATCAAATACTGTTGGAATTGGAACTTCAACGGCAGTTAGAGTCAAATATAATTCTACTATTGGAAAGATTTTGATTAATCCAATTGGATTTGGATCAGAATCTGTTATTGCAGAAACCAATAAAATTAATGTTACAAATCATGGTTATAAAACTGGAGACAAGATATTCTACAATTCAACCGATCTAATTTCCAGTGGTTTGCAAACTGGTGGATATTTTGTATACAGAATTGATGATAATAACTTCAATGTATGTGAAACTTTTTCAGATGCTTTAAGTTCTCCACCAAATTTAGTCAGTATCGCAGGAACTGGAGGAGCAAGTCAAGAATTTAGTTTAATAAATCCAAAAATAGAATTAGTTAGAGGAAATAATTTAAAATTTGATCTATCAGACTCTTCTCTCAGTGGATTTAAATTTAAAATTTACAATGACAATTCATTTATAGATGAATTCGTATCTGTTGGAAATACCTCACCATTCTCTGTTACTGGAGTCGGAACAGTTGGTGTTTCTACAAATGCAGCAGTAACTTTAGCATATGATGTAAATCTTCCATCTAAACTATTTTATAATTTAGAAAAATCTGGTTATATAAGCACATCAGATGTAAATGTTAAGGATTATTCTTCAATTTCTTTAGTTAATAGTAAATACAATTCGCAATATTCTATTATTGGTGTAGGATCAACAACTTTTGATATATCTTTAAATGAAAAACCAGAATCTTTAAATTATTCATCAACAAATTCCAAAGAAATCAAATATACAACCACATCAACCAATGATGATGGTGGTATTGATAAATTGAACATTCTTTCCAAAGGATCTGGGTATAAAAAACTTCCATCGTTTATTAATGTCACTTCTAATAATGGTAAGAATGCGGCAATATTGTTAAACTCAAATTCAACTGGAAGAATTAAAAATATTACTATTTCAGATCAGGGGTTTGATTACTCAGTTGATAAAACCTTAAGACCAGAAGCATATATTTCCCCTCAAATAAACTTAAAGAAATCTAGTGAAATAGTAAATATTTCAATAGAAGATGGTGGAAAAAATTATACTTCTTCTCCAGATGTTGTTGTTATAGATTCAAGTACCAGACAAAAAATAAATTCTGGTTTATTAGTTGCAAATATAAATTCAAATTCACTATCATCAATTGATATTGTTAGAAGACCAAAAGGATTGTCTCTAGCAAATAATGAAATCTATACTATAAACAATACGAATGGAATTGGAATTAATACTATAGCAACTTCTCCTGCAGGAATTGTAACATGCTATTTGGTTACTCCAATTTTTGGTTACACTAATCCACCATTTACATCCGGTGAAAAGATTTTTGTTGAGGGAATTGTAAATATAGATTCTTCTGGGGAAGGATTTAATTCCACGGACAATGGATATCAGTTCTTTACTATAACCAATTTCCAAAATACAAATCCAGCTACTTTGGAATTTAGCGTTGCTGGATTTACGACAAATCCAGGTGTAGCAAAAACCAATCAATCTTCATATGCAACGATTGTAAAATATAGTGATTATCCAAAGTTTGAAATTGAGCAAGATTATTCTCAATTTTTACTTGGAGAAAAGTTATCTTCGGATAATGGTGATGGGTATGTAAGTAGAGATCTGTTCATAACAGAATTTGGAAATGATTACATAAAAGTATCAGGTGCATACACTCTATCTAAGAATGAAATAATAAGAGGTGAAAAGAGTGGATCTATTGCCACTATAGAATCCACAACTAAAAACATTGGTAGATTTGAAATTAATTATTCATTACAAAAAGATTATCAATGGTCAAATAGCATCGGAAAGTTGGATGTTGATTATCAAGTTCTTCCTGACAATGACTATTATCAAAATCTTTCATATACAGTTAAGAGTCCCATTTCTTATGAAAATCTTGCAGATCCTGTAAATAGACTTCTCCATACAGCAGGTTTGAAAAACTTTGCTGACACTGAAATTGAAACTCAAACAAATGTTGGTGCAAGTTTAACAGCAATCTCCGATCCAGTTATAATCAAAGATATTATTGAAGAAAAACGAGTAGATACTATCAATTTTTATGATAATGTAGTTGATATTGATACTATTTCTGATGAAAAAACAAAATCAAAATTTGTAAAACTTGAAAGCAAATCACTATCTGATTATATTCAGTGTAATACAAATAGAGTTATTAGAATTGATGATTTTAGTTCTCAATTTAGAAATAAAAGTAATATAACTGAAGATTATGTTGATATTACTTCTTATGATAATACTTATTCCGAATTTTTAATTCAAACAATAGATCCAAATGGAACTGAAAGACAACTTACAGAAATTGTCGTTCTAAACAGCGGATCAGATGCTATAACACTGGAAAAATCATCGGTTTATAATACTGAAAATGAAGTAGCAGATATACAAGCGTATATTGATGAATTTGGAAATCTTTCTTTGAGATTCTCTCCAGAGGACGTTTCAGATACTGATTATGATGTTAAAGTATTGAATTCTAGTTTCAATTCTATTCTAAGTGGTATAAACACACAATCTGTTGGATTTATCAATTTAATTGGTGCCAATAAACTGGTTGGAATTGGATCAACAGAAACAATCGTCGGATTTTCAACTGTCACAACCTCCTCTGTTTATGCTAAATTCCAAGTTTATAATCAGATTGCAAATGAATTTAATTATGTAGAATTAGAAATTGACCATGATGGTGAAAATACTTATACTTCTGAGTTTTATACTGATGGTGGAATAGGTGCTGTTAGTGGACTAATAGGAACGTTTGGAATTAACATAAATTCTGGAGTTTTATCCATCGATTTCACTAATAACTCTGATGAACAAATTCTAGTTAGAGGTAAATTGGTTGGTTTTGGTTCAACATCAATAGGAATTGGAACTTATAGATTTAAAACTTCAGCACAAACAGATGGGTCAGAAAGAAGTATTAGGGTGGAATCTAATGTTTCTTCAGGAACTACAGTTTTTTCTGCAGATAGCACTCTAATTACATCTACAAAATCTTTAGTTAGAGTTTCATATGGAGAAACAACATCAATTCATCAAATAATGATGACTCATGATGGAACTGATGTTTATTCAATACAGTATCCATTTGTATCCATTGGTAGTACATCTGGAATTGGTACATTCTCTGGATTATACAGTGGAACAGATTTAGTTCTTAATTTCTACCCAGATCCAGACATTACCGGTGCTTATGAAATTCAAAGTTTAAATAAGATATTCTACACTGATAGTGATACTGTAAATACTCCACCAGACTTAACATATGGTCCAGTTACAGAATCAGTAAACTTAGCTTTCTATAATTCAAAGAATGGGGATAGAACAGACAAATTAGATTTTGATCTAGAATATGAAGGAACACCAATCTTCGCTAAAACTTTTGATCCATCAGATTCTAACATTTTAGATTTGGCAACAGGAACATTTAGTATTGATAATCATTTCTTTAGCACGGGAGAAAGATTAAATTATACGCCTAATAGTAGCGTAATTGGATTAGCATTTACTAGTGTTGGTATTGGATCAACAGCAA